GGGGTGGACTTTGTAGCCAATCCTGACTTGGTGCTGTCCAAAGAATACGCCGCCCTGACGGCTGCCTGGTACTGGAACAAGCGCGGTTTAAACAAAGAAGCCGACGCCAAGGACTTCACCGGGATGACAAAGAAGATCAACGGTGGGACAATCGGGCTTGCAGACAGGGTTGCGCATATCAACACCGCCCTCAACGTCTTAACTGCTTGAGGCAAACTTTTTAACGGGAGTCACACATGAAAGCCACGCCAATTTGGGACAAAAAACGCCCTAAAAGCATTGGAAAACCCCAACCTTTGACTCCGGCAAAAAAGGCGTCTGCAAAGGCCGCCGCCAAGAAAGCAGGTCGCCCGTATCCAAACCTGGTTGACAACATGCGCGCCGCAAAGGGGTAAAGATGGCCCTCTTGCGACTGTTCCTTAAGCCAGGCATTGACAAGCAGAACACCGAGTACGGCGCTGAAGGCGGCTGGGTAGACTGCGACTTTGTTCGATTCCGCTATGGTCTGCCGGAAAAGGTAGGCGGCTGGGAGTCGTTTAACACTCCGCAAATCTACTTTGTGGGAGCCGTTTCTGAAGTCTTTACTTGGAACGCATTGGACGGGACGCCGTACATAGTTCTCGGCACCAACCGAAAAGTCTATGTTTACTACGGGGGGGATTGGGCGGACATTACCCCCATCCGGGCAACTGACGCGGTTACGTTTAATACAACCAATGGCTCCCTCGTGGTCACGGTTAACGATGCCAGTCACGGTGCAGTGGTCGGGGACTTTGTCACTTTCAACACGGTCACTGGAAATCCTGGCGGCATTCTTAATGCCAGCCTGACAAACGAGTTTGAGATTCAACAGATTTTGAGCGCGAGTCAGTACACGATCCTGTCCCCCACCGCCGCCACGTCTACCGCTGCTGCTGCGGGCACGGCGAACGCGGTGTATCAGATTAACGTGGGCAGCGACGTAAGCTTCTTTGACTACGGATGGAACACGGGTTCGTGGAACTCTTTTGCCTGGAATACCCCCCGTCCTACCACTGTTCTTGGCGTTGCCCTGGGCTCTCGTGTCTGGCAGTTTGACAACTACGGCCAAGACCTAATCCTGCAACTGGTAAACGGCAAAATATTTGAGTGGTCCCCGGCCTCGGGCCTTGGAACACGGGCCACGGTTCTTGCTGGCGCACCAACAAGAAGCACGTTTGCATTGATTTCCACGCCTGACCGACATTTGGTGTGCTTTGGCACGGAGTCCGTGCTTGGCGACTCCACCAGCCAAGACCCCATGTTTGTGCGCTTTTCAAGCCAAGAAGACATTGGCGACTTTGTGGCCACTGCCACCAACACGGCTGGCGGACAACGGCTCACGGACGGCAACGAGATCATTTCTGCCCTGCGGTCGCGGGGCCAGATTTTGATTTGGACAGACACGGCCTTGCACGGCCAGCAGTTTATTGGCCCACCGTATACCTTCGGTTTTCAGCAGTTGGGAGCCAACTGCGGCATCATTGGTCCGCATGCTTGTGCTGACGTCAACGGCGTGGCTTATTGGATGAGCAAGGACGCGTTCTTTGTGTTTGACGGCACGGTGAAAAAAATCCCTTCCTCTGTGCAGGACTACGTGTACGACAACATCAACACCACGCAAGGGTTTTCAGTTAACGTGGCCATTAACACCCAATTTAATGAGGTCACGTGGTTCTACCCTACCGCTGACAGCTCGTATGTCAACCGGTCGGTGACGTTCAACTACTTGGAAAACGTCTGGTCCATCGGCACACTGGCCCGCACTGCGTGGCGGGACACCGGGTCATTCCCGCTGCCTTTGGCCACGAAGTACGATCCGGAGTCCGTGGAACCAAGCCTTACCACCATCATCGGCTTGACCGCTGGAAGGTCCATCTTGTACAACCAAGAGACCGGGGTAAATGACGATGGCCTGCCGATCGATGCCCATATTTACTCAGGCTACTTTGACATTGGCGACGGGGACCAAGTGCTGTTCATGAAGCGCTTTATCCCAGACTTTAAAAACCAAGTCGGCGATCTGACGGTGCGGTTGCTTTTGCGCCTGTACCCACAGACCAGTGCCACGCCGAGCTCATTGGACCCGTACGTCATTACGCCCACCACTGACAAAGTAGACACGCGCGCACGCGGCAGGCAGATTCAACTGCGCATTGAAAGCAGTGAGTTAGATGACAACTGGCGCTTTGGCACAATGCGTGTCGATATTCAGCCGGACGGCATTCGATGAGCAAGATCACCAACGTCCGGCTGCCCAACGCGACCCAGTCGGGCTATGACCCAGCACAGTTCAACCAGCTGGTTCGTTCGCTGGAGCAGATTATTCTTCAGTTGAACAACACTTACACACCTGTCGTTACGGAGGACAAGGACCAGGCGCAAGCTTGGTTTTTTGGAAAATAATGGGAAACGCATACAAGCGCTATAACGAGACACTGGCAGCAGCTACGCCAAAAGTGGTTTTGACGGTGCCAGCAGCCACTTCAGCCATCATCAAGTCGATTTGGGTGGCCAACAATGCGGGGTCTTCAAGCAACATGGTTGTGACCTACTCCCCGGCAGGGGTTGGAACGCACTACGTGGTGCCCACGGTAGCATTGGCCTCTAAAGCGTTTGTAGACTATATGAACAGCGGAGGCCCGCTAGTACTTGAGGCAGGGGACATTCTAAGCGTCACATCCTCTCAGGGGGATGTTTACGTTGTGGTAAGCGCGCTTCTAGTGGACAGAACTTGATAATTTAATGGATAATCTTGTCACTATCGCGTCCTTTCCCGGCGCGCAGCCCCAAGCGAGGCTACTGGCAAAAACTGGAAAGGACTACCATGGCGAATGAAGGAATCATGGCGCTGCCTCAAGGCATGCCCATGCAAGGCGAGGAGCCCATGCAGGGCATGCCCATGCAAGGCGAAGCACCTGTAGACGAGCAGCCCATTACTGTCTCAAGCGCTGACTCATACGATGCCGCACAAACGGTACTGCAACAGCAAAGCCCCGAAGAATACGCTGCGCTTAAAGCAGAAATTCGCCAAAGCATGTCGGAAGTAGAGCTTTCGCCGGCCGAAATATCTTCAATGCTTGAAGCGCTGGTCTACATGTCCCAGCGCCCTGCTGAGTATGCCCAGCTGCGCCAAAATCTGATTGACAGCGACGCTGTCGACGCGGAAGACATTCCAGAAGAGTATGACCCCGGATTCTTGGGCGCAATGATTTCTGCCCTGCATGAGTTGCAGTTGATGCAATTTGAGGGAGCACAGGCCCCCATGATGGACATGCCGCCCATAGAGGGCGCAGACGCTATGCAGGGTATCAATGGCGGACAGCCGTTGACCATGGCCCAAGGCGGGTTGGCAGATGTGGCTTCCTACATGGCATCTCAAGGCCGCAATGGCGACACCATGCTGGCGCACATTACACCCGGTGAGGCGCAAATGCTCAGGGCCCGTGGCGGCGCTGGAACAATCAACCCAGTTACTGGTTTGCCTGAGTTTTTTCTCAAAAAGCTTTTTAAAAGCGTTTCTAGTGCAGTCAAAAAGATTTTCAAGAGCCCTGTCGGAAAAATCCTAGCCACCGTGGGCTTGGCCATGCTCCTCGGACCAACGTCGCTTGGTATGACGTTGGGTAAGGCAGGGACTGCTGCGCTGGTGTCCGGCGGCGTGACCCTGGCCGGAGGCGGGAGCCTTAAAGAAGCCTTGATGTCAGGTGCCATGGGTTATTTTGGTGGTGGCGGCACTATCGGCGGCTTTAGCCCCACTGCTGCACTGGGCGCTTATCTGCCTGGTGCTGCAGGCGGCGCACTTAACACGGGGTTGGCCACAGGCCTTACAGGGTTTGGCATTGGCAAAATAGGGGGACTTAGCACGTCAGATGCCCTAAAAATGGGCCTTACTTCAGGCGTTTCAGCCGCTGCCATGAATGCGTTTGGAGGCAACCCGCAAGCAAATGCCCCGGGCCAGTCAGGCGTGGAAGTAAGCGGCGCGGGTTCTGGGCCGCAATACGACGGCACGGCTCGAAGCCTGCTTTCAATGCAGCCTACGCAGTCTATGCAGCCCATGTCTTATAACACCCCGGCTGCCGCACCCTCATCTTCTCCGGGTTTCTTTGAGAGCATGTTTGGCTCTTCATCGGCTCCTGCGGCCACCGCAGGGGCGGCTCCTGCGGCATCTTCTCCGGGTTTCTTTGAAAGCCTGTTTGGCTCTTCGGCAGCCCCTGGCACGGCAGCAGCGTCACTTGGCGCTGCGGCCCCAGGAGTAGCAACTGCTGCTGCCGGCGCTGCCCCTGCTGCCGCTGCCGCTGCGGCTCCAGGCATGAGCATGTTGACCAAGGTCGGACTTGGCCTTGGGGCTGCCGCATTGGCGGGCGGCTTTAAAAACAAAGAAGACCTTGACGAGGTCTCGGCCGCTGAAAAAGCACGGTATCTTGAAAATGCGCGATTGGCTAAGGAACGTGATAAGTTTGTCCGCGAGGGGGGCTATGGCTTGGAGACCGCCAGGATTACGCCATATAACCCGATCGTAGCTACTGATTACTCTGCTGCCGTTCCTACGCAGCCAAGCGTCCCCGTCGCCACGCCCACTGGTATTACAAACTCTACGAGAGCCATTCCCCAGCCCTACAACCTTGCAGGAATGTATGGTGTGCCGCTGGTGTATGGACAGGAGATGCCACAGCGCATGGCCAAGGGGGGTATTCCTGAGCCCACAGAGTTCCCTCGCAAAAACGGTCCTATTAACGGCCCAGGCAGCGGAACCTCGGATGACATTCCGGCTATGCTGTCAGATGGTGAGTTTGTGTTCACTGCCAAGGCCGTTCGCAATGCGGGCAGCGGAAGTCGTCGCAAAGGTGCGGCGCGCATGTACAAGCTCATGAAGATGCTTGAAGGCGGTCCTGTGAAGGGGAAATAAATGGCAGATGTAACCACCACCGCACAAATAATGCAGGAGTCTCCTCGAATTGAGGAGGCAAAACTGCGTTTAATGGAGGAAGCAGA